TATTTGTTTTTTTGCACCATTCCCAAGCTGTATCTATCTATTAACTCAGTTTTACGATCGGTTGATAAGAAAAAATCTAAAGGAAATGTAGATTTTTCATCCAGGTCTGGATTGATCGCTAATGCAAATCTTCCCCAGTATGTTGATTGAATGAATACTTCATCTATGTCATTGTACATTTTAAATGCTTGTGCTAGAAAGTTTACATATTCTCTGATTCCGCATCCGGCGCTGGCCATAATTACAGTTTGATTTTTATTTGTTTCTGCATATATTTCTGCATAATTGTTTTCTTGCCATATCAATACCTCGCGTGGAATACCGGTGCCTGAGTAATTAGGATTGTCATCGGGATCAATGTAACCCATAGTATGACTGCAACCTATGAATAATTTTCTACTCATTGTTTTTTTCTACATTAAAAAAGAAAACCTGGGTCAATCTTCCAGTATCTTTATCAGTTCCAAATCCAGGTAACATACTTCTGTGTAATATTTGTCCGTCATAAATTGCAAGACGATTATAAACATTACCAATAGCAGTTACTAATTCAAAACTTTTTCCAGTGTCAGTATAAATGCCAGTTCCGGATTGAGGCGGCGCATTGGGAGTAAGGTACAGTACTGCCGCGAAATCTGTTTCGTCTTTATGTACCCAAGATTCAACATTGTCTGTACAAAGCTGAAATCTGAAACTATCCTGAACAAATTCTTTAATTTTACAATTCAAAATCTTTTCAAATTTAGACTGTATGTATGCTTCGTATTCTTTATCTGCACGGTCGCTTCGAAATCCGGGATACGGACCCTGTGCTTCAAACGGCAGACTTAGAACCGAATTGCGTACCAAATCCGGTTTATCTAAAAAATTATCTACAATAATAGCGTTTATATTCATATAAAAAACATCTGTACCAGTCTAGGATTATCTTCTGTAAATTTATCCGCAGGAATATAGGGAGTATGCAATATATTTTGTTTGTACATTACTAATCTATTAAATTTCATTTCTGCTAGATAAAGTTTTTCCCATAGATTATCAGATTCTAAAACATAATGATCATACGCACGTAAATCTGGATCTATAGTATTCATCAAATCCACAGTTTTTTTTCCTTTGAATTTATAAAATGCTGTGCCGCCGCCACATTCTTCGGGTGTATTTAAATAAATGCCAATGGCATATCTAGCATCTAACATATTATCGAGATGCGGAGTACGAACTTTACTAAGTGCTTCGGTACTGGTTTGTACATTTACTAAGAATGTTGCATGATCCAAACAATCTTGTATTAGTTTATTGTCTATCAATGCAATATCTTCCGTATAAACCTTATTAATAATCTCAAGAAGGAAACTACCAAAATGTCCAAAGTGATAAGTGGCTTCTACTCGTGAGCCAGGTAGTGCATGCAACAATGTTGGGGCCCTTGATGCTGGAATAGTTAATGCAAGGTCACGTACTTTTTCTGGATGTTTATAAAAATTGTCAATAATAACAATTTTTTCATCTCCAGCAAGTTCTATTTTTACATTAATTTCTTCAACTGGGCTAAAGAATTCAATTTCATCTTCTAATGATTTAAATTGCATTACTGCTCCGCTGATTTAGAATTATTGTGTCTTATAAATTCTTTATGGGTAATCTGTGTGTTCTTTTTAGACCCCTCATACCACAATAACATTTCTTGTTTTGTTTGTTGATCTGATAATCCGTTAGCGTATGACGGACTTAGTTTGTATCCCATTTGTACTAACCAACAAATCCAATTAGGGCTAGCAAACATATAGCCAAATCCGTTAACGGGCAAGTTAATATTATCAGTTCTTGACATTTGATTTTCGTAAAAATGTTGTCTTGAAGATTTAATAAATGTTTCACGTACCCAATCCCATAATTTGCCTTTACGTATAGGATTAGCATAATGCATGCTGACAAAATCAATACTATCTTCAAAATAATTTTTCATAGTATTGTTATAGTATTGTACTTGTCCGTCTGTATATGCGTGACTAGCTATGCAACTAATTATGTTTTCAATACCTATAATAATTAATGCAACTCCAGTACTTTCCAACGGCTCGATGAATCCAGCACTAAGTCCAATACTGACCACATTCTTTTCCCATATATTATTTTTATAATATGGAGTCCAGTCAATCACTTATAAGTTATCTTTACTAATGCGATTGTCCCAGTAGTTAACAAAAAAATCTTTGGCTTCTTCGATACTAGTTTGTGTTCTATTAAACACCAACCCTGAACCGATACGAGATTGTACAGGGATGTTCCATACCCAGCCGTGTTCTACTTGCTCACTAATAACATACGGGTGTAATTCTTTATCAATATCTTGGTAAGGAACATGCCCGGCTATTGCTGTATCGCAAAATAGTCTGCCGTCTAGGTTAACACGATCCGGCTCATGATTTAATATTGCTTTAAACCCAGTGCAATCCACATACAAATCTGCAGAAATACGTTGTCCGTTTTTAAGAACCAGTTCTGCTACTTCGTGGGTGTCGCTATCGCGTAATACGTCAACTACTTCAGATTTAATACTGGTAATTTGGTGTCTATTTTTTAATTTTTTTTGGAAAAATAATACTAATTTGCTTGCGTCGATGTGAAAGGCATGATTATTCAATTGTGTAATATCTACCATATCGTGTTCAATAGCAGATTCGTATAGTCCGTTAGCATAACGTTTAAAATCGTAATCCTGATTACGTGACCACGCATCGTATAAACTGGTTTGTACACTACCTAAAGTAACAAACAAAAACGGATGCCAAACATCTGCATTATTTTCGCCCCAACCGGGAAATATAATTCCAGCTTTGCAAGTCGCATCGACCGCAGAGAACCAATCTTGGGGTTGAAAGCCACATTCTCGCATCACATGATCAAAACTAAGTAATGTTCCTTCGCCTACACCCACAGGTGTGCCATGTTCTTTATCTATAATTGTAATTTTTAAATGCGGAAGTTTATGCGATAGCATAGCCGCTGTCATCCAAGCACTAGTGCCGCCGCCTACAATAGTTACTGAATCTACTGGTTTAATTTTATACATTATTTTAAAAATCCCTGTTCAAAGTCGGTGGTTAAATCAATACTCTTACCTGTTTCGTAAAAATCGATAATTTTTTTAGCTAAGATAGGATGATTCTGTTTAGACAAATGCATGACTCTTGGATCATTGCCGTTGTTGTCCTTGTACCACTTGACAATAGCATCCGGTGACAAGTCAGCATGCTCGCCATCTGAAATAGCACTTAAATGACCTACTACACCGGGCATATTATAAAACGCAGGTAATACTAAAATGCGTAAGTACGGTGTCATTGAGCAAATACGCTCTAAAGCTAGGCCGAATTGTGTGTATCTAAGGTTATCAATTTTATCGCTTTGTAAATGTTTGATATATTGATCAACAGCCGTCTTCTGATTGGCAGTAATATATTTGCCGAGATCTTGAATTAGATAATTTCCTACTTCGGGATCTTCAAAGAACCATTGACGATGCGGGCTTGTTGGCTGAATGATTACAAAATCGCCTTCTTTCATCTCAGGAATACGTGATGTAAATTCCTGAAAAATAAAATCATTTGCACAACCCATTCTTGCCCAGTTCCAGTAATGAGGTAATTTAAAATGTCTAGCTATTAATTCAGGCCATACTGTGAAATCGCATTCAACATTGGGCTGTGCAGAAAAACTATCGCCGAATAACCACAGGCTATTATCCATTATTTGTTACCTTAATTAATTTACTATACTCAGGCAAGTACAAGTATTCGATATCACTGTTAGCAAGTGTGCGTAATGCATCATCTAATGTTTCAACTAATGGTTCACCACCGAGGTTAAAACTTGTATTAAACAAAATAGGCATTCCGCTGGCTTTGTAAAACTCAGTAATTAAATCATAATAGTGTTCGTTTTGTTCACGTTTAACTGTTTGAATACGACAAGTACCATCTACGTGAATAATACTAGGAATCTTTTCAGCAACACCTGGCTGACAATTCATAGCATACATCATGTGCGGGCTTTGTTCAAGTCCGCGCATGTCAAACCACTCGTGTGCGTGTTCGTGCAAGATACTTCCAGCGAATGGACGGAAGTATTCACGACGTTTTATACGATTAACAAAATCTTTACCATCAAGATTTGTTGGATCAAACAATAAACTGCGGTTACCTAGCGCACGTGGGCCAGCTTCTGCTCCACCTTGAAACATAGCAACAATATTTTTCTTACGTAATAATGCTACAATATCTTCTTTGCTAACAGTTTCTACACTGTCGGCTTCGTATTTGTTAGCAGTTGTTTGGATCTGTTCATCGCTGTAGCAATACTTAGGGCCTAAATATAAACTTTCTGCGTATGAACGCACTTTTTTATCTTTAGTAATCTGATAATGCATTGCTAGTGCGGCGCCAATACATGTACCTGCATCGCTAGAGATAGGTTCCACGTATAAATTGATACCGTCATCTTTTAATTTGTCTAAGTAATGATAGTTAGCAACACAATTTAATCCATAACCGCCACAAATAACAACATTATTTTGTCCAGACATTTCAACAGCTTTGCGAATTAAATCAACAACCATATCCTGACTTTGTGTTTGTACAGCGTATGCCATATCTCTACGGTTTTGTAGTAACGTAACATCTTTATTATAACCGTCTGGGGTCGATAATTCAGCATAACGTCCTTCATTAATTACAGCACCGTTAGGATATGTTGGTACAACTATGTTTCTATCAGTTGTTTTCCATTTTGCTTTGCCGTCTATATCCGAATATAACTTAGGAATATTATCGTTGGGTTTTCCATAAGGAAATAATCCCATAGTCTTGCCAGCTTCAATGGGTTGCCAGCCGCAATAACGTGTTACTGCTTCATATGCTTTGGTAATTCCCGCAGTATCATCTATAATACATTCGTGTGTGCCGTATTCGCCGTTAATAGAGGATGAATCCATGTCGGGAATATGGGCTTGTACCCATGGACCATTGCCGCCGATATGTCGATATATTGTTTTGAATTCTGCTGGATAACGACATTCAAAAATACTTTCTAATTCCCATGCTGTTGCAGGTCCATTAGATGAATTAATTTTTAAGAATGTGCCGGCACCGTCTACAATAACTGCAACCGCTTCTTTAAAACCACTACGATAAAAAGCAATAGAAGCGTGTAACTTGTGGTGTTGCTCACTATAATCGATTACTTGCGGATGGTTGTAAATATCAATGCCTGGGCTTTGATCGATAAGACCCAATTTACGTGCCAGTCCTGTATATACATCGTCGCCTGTAAAATCCACACGGGCCGCACTGGATTCTAATGTTTGTGTATGTGCAATTACTAAGTAATCTAATTTGTCTGTGTATTCTTTAATTTTAACCATGGCCGCAAATGGGCCGCCATCATATTTGTGACGACTAAAACGTTCTTCTTCGCTTGAAAATACAATTTCGCCGTCCCTTAATAAACATACACCTGCATTGTGGCCGCGTGTTACGCCTGCAATCCATAAACTCATAATTATTTTCCTGTGTTATATGTAGGCACTGGACTAGTACCAGGCATTAATTTAGTTTTTTTCTGCTCAACCTCGGTAGTTTTAGCTGTCTTGGATGATTTGCCTAGACGCTTACGTATTGTATCAACCACTTCTTTGATCTGTTTGTCGGATAATTCCATTGCCTCGTCATTTAAACGATCGCGTTCTTCGTCCATAGCCACACGGATAGGACTATACACACGTTTGCCTTCGCCCACATCTATAATATCAAAATCTGGATCGTTGGGATAAGAAATATTAATGGGATATGTGCTACCTGTGATTATAGTGGCTGTTTTGCCAAGACCTTTGACAATGTGTTGACCCACGCTATCGCATCCTAAAAAGTGATCCGCTACTTGTATAACACCTGTCCAACCACGTAGATTGGGTATTTGCGGCTGTGCTACTGGATATTTACCAGCATCATTATCGGTTAATTTTAAAGGAATCTCGCTCATGATAATTACCCCATATTCTTTTTTAAGAATATCAATAATACTGATAACGTTGTTAAGTTGAAAACTGCGAGAAGTATTGTCAATAATAAAATCGCCAACTGTTTCAACACTACGACCAAAAGGTTGAATCACAATAACCTTGTCAAAGCCAGTAACTTGTTTGATTTCTTCTACCACATTGGCGCCTTGAACCATTTCCAATTTGTTAATATAAATTTTTGGGTCAGGAAGTTTTCTTACACCTTTATTATTGATAATAATATCAAATGCCTGGGCTAGGCTACATTTTTGATTATAATATTCCCATACCCTATATGGCTCAGGAGTGACACAATTTCTATCCTTGACAAAATGTTCGAATAATCCCTTATGTCCTACGTCATACGCACGGGCATGTAGTGTTGGGTGGCCTTTAAAAAAATCCATACCGCCTTCGCACACAATGATAAAGTCATCTTCGGGCGATTCTTCTATAAATTTTTCAAAAGCTGGGATTGAGCATATTACTCTACCAGCACCGCCGTTAATAAAAAACGCTGAAGATCGTGACATTAATTTTACCTTTTAGATTGTGAGATATTTATAGCTAGTATAGCACAGCCAAAAAAAAAGCACAACCGAAATTGTGCTTTTTTGATTCAAACCTATTAGATAAGTGTTTGTTCGTGATCGCCTTCATTTGGACGATCTTCGTGCGGATGTTTTGGAAACATTCGTAATACAAGAGCTGGTGCTATATCTTTCAATGCCTCTGGCAAATCTCGTAATAGTTGTCTATATTCTAACCAGGGTTGTTGTACGCTCATTGGAATATCACCGCCAACGTTTACGTCAGAATTTTGAAGTTCCATAGCACGTTTACGTCGAATATAATCCCAAGTAACTTCCTGCTTCATAGCATGTCCAAACAATGATTCAAGTGGAGTGTATACAGGAATATGGAGTTCACCAGTTTCCAAATTTACTTTTGTACCATATTTGTCATAGATATTGCGAGGCAACAACGGCTCTTGGTAAGTCAATTGCTTGTATCCTGGAATAGCAGGACTATCCGGATGGATAACTGTATGAGTGTGATCCTCTTCAGCTTCGTCAATAATGTGTCCACGAAGTTGGCAAAATAATGGATTTTCGATACAATCTACTTCGTAATACATGCTACCCAAAGGAACAGGACGGCCGTCTGCTTTTTCTTCAGCAGTCAGTGGGCCGTGTGTTTCTTCGCCAGTAACTTGATCAACGATTAAGTAGATTTTATCAGGGCCATCATAAGTTGTTGTACGTTTTTTACCCTGCGTAAAGCTGTGATCAGTATAAAACTGATTGGGCAATGCATATTCATATTCTACAGAAACCATTGGCATTTGTATATCTCCTTGTGTCTTATTTATTATTTAAAAGTAAGTTATTTTAACAACTCCGGAACCGCCTGTACCACCTTGGCCGCAACAGCCAGATCCGCAATATGTTGTTTGGGCATTCATTCCGCCTGCGCCCAAAGGTGAAAGCCAGCATCCGCAACGAATCCAGCACTCTGCTAAACTTACCCATTGTTGTCCTGATGATAATCCAGAAGCCGCGCCAGTTGAGTGCTGTATGCGTTTCCAGCAGTGGCATGCATCACCCGGATATGTGAACGGTCCAGACGATGTAAACGCACCCTGGTGTGTATAATTGGCAAAATTGCCGCCTGGTGTACCGCTGTTTTGACAGCTAGCCATGTAACTGAAACAACTATCAGTCCAGTCGCCTGTTGCACAACCTGCGCCGCCGCCGCAAGCACAGTAATTGCTTAAATTGTATCCGTTTACATAACTGGTACAACCGCAACAGCCTGCACATTCAATGCTTAAACAACGATAAACGCCTGCCGCACATATAGTATATACACATCCAACACAGCTACAAATAGCCACTTTGTTGGTCATGCCGCCCGATGCTCCAACATAGTGTTGGCAACGATCGCAACTACAAGCACCTGATCCAGTTCCGCCTGCACCCCATGCTTCAAATGTTACACTCTTGACATTTCCTGGCACAGTCCAGCCACAGCAACAGCCGTTTGTACATTGACCTTGGTCACCAAATACCCAAAATGTACAATATGTATTACGTACTCCCGGGGCCAGTTGTGCGTTGGTGATTGCACCAGCATCAATATTTACTGCTGTGACCCTGTTTGCTTTATAACTTGTATAGCTTGCCATTTATTATTCCCGTTTACATGTAGGTTATTTTAACTAAGCCGGAGCCGCCTGTGGCCCCTTGACCGCAACATACAGTACCGCAATATGTACTCATGGCTCCTTGGCCACCGTGCCCATATGGGCTAGTCCAGCAACCGCAACGCATAAAGCACTCACGTAGTTGTCCAACAACTGTAGTGCCAATGATTGGTGCGCTGTTTGGCATTTCTTCATGGTTGTGACAATGGCAGAATACGTTTCCACCGGTCCAAGGGCCTGTGTGTGGTACAAGATTAAAGTCTGCGCCGTTATCAAAACCGTTTCTGCAATAGTTACTGCAACTATTACAGTAAGTATTCCAACTTGATTCAGCATTTCCACTAGTTCCGCCACACGCACAAAAGTTACCGCTTATGTTACATCCGTTTACATAACTGGTGCATCCGTTACAAGCACTACATTCGATACTGTTGCAACGATAAACGCCGCCGGCACATACTGTGTATTGCCAGCCTGGGCATGTAGTAACAGTTTTAGTGGTATAACCACCACCTGCCGCACCCTGGAAGTGTTGGCAACGATCACATACACATGCGCCGTGTCCATTACCACCAGCGCCCCATACATCAAATGTTACAGTTTGTACATAGCTTGGAGTTGTCCAAAGACAGCAACAGCCTGGAGTACAGTTACCAGGGTCTCCGTAGACCCATTGTACACCAAAATTCTTGGCCGCGTCGGCGTTGAAGTTTGCATCACACAATGCCCCGTCAGCAATTTCGCCGGGATCTAAAACTCTATAACTTGAATACGTTGCCATTTATTATTCCTATTTACTGATATGTTATTTTAACAACGCCAGCGCCACCCGTGGCGCCTTGGCCACAGCAAACTGTACCGCAATATGAAGCAAATGCTCCTTGTGCGCCATGAGCATACGGGCTAGTCCAGCAACCGCAACGCATCCAACACACTTGTCCGTGTTGTTCTACTTCGCCCGCCATAAATGGAGCGGCGGTTGGCATTGTAAATGCGCAGTGGCAGTGGCAGTTGAATGGCCCTGACCATGAACCAGAATGGTTACCCATACCAAAATCTCCGCCGTTTGATACTGGGCCCAAACAGCAGTTCCAATAACTAAAACAAGGGTTAGCCCAGTTTCCGTCAGCTTCGCCGGTGTATCCACCGGGCGCACAGAAATTACTCAAATTACACCCGTTGACATAACTAGTACATCCGTTACAGGCAGTACATTCAATACTTAAACAACGATAAACTCCACCTGCACATGCGGAATATTGCCACTGATCGCATGTGGAAATCATTTTGCTGTTGTAAAATCCACCGCCGGCGCCTTTCATATGTTGGCAACGATCGCAAACGCAATACCCATGCCCATTACCGCCTGCACCCCATATTTCAAAGAATGCACGACGTACGCCAGTAGGGACTTGCCATAAACAGCAACATCCTGTGGCACACTGATCCGCGCTTCCGTATACCCATTGTGTACAAAAGCAATGGCGAGCATCGATACTTAATTTTTGCTGGGTTACAGAGCTGGATGCAATCTGGTCCGAAGGTACTTGTCTGTAATCTTGATAATTTGCCATAATTTTCCAATAATCTTTTTAGATTGAGAAGATTCTCCAACCGTATGTTACATTATAATATATTAAATCAAATGCCGCACCGTTTGTATTTACTGTTAAGTCTGCCGCGTCGCCTTGAATTGGTTGACCGTTACGTGATACAGTTAAGTTTCTAGCGTTGAATGTTCTGGCCACGTCAACAAATCGAATTGTATCACCTTTAAGTGGGCTTGATGGCAATGTGATTGTCACAGCCGAACTGCTTGTACTTACCCAACAAAAATCTCCAGCCACTGCGTTTCCGCCAGCGTTGGCAAAATCCACATAGTTCCATGAACTTGCACCTACTGATTGCCAACCTTGAGAGTTATAAACTTCAACATAGTTTCTGCTTGAATTGTAACGCATCATACCAGCTGTTGGTGAGCCGTTACGTTGAGCAGAAGTACCTACTGGAATTAATACGCTATCTGTACTGTTAAACAATACACGACCAGTTACAGTTAATGTACCAGCCGCTAGTGTATTACCAGTAGCATGATCAACTGTGAACTTGTTACTGTTAATTGTAAAAGTTTGTGTTGTGCCGGTTAACGAAACTGTGTTGTTGAACGAGCCAGTTGTGGCTACTAGTGGGCCGCCACCGTCAAACGCTGTTACCCAGTTAGTTCCATCACTGTACAGTGTCAAACTGGTAAGAGTTGGAACCACTTGTATAGTTGTACCGCTGGAAGCTGGCCCAATAAATACTCCGCCAACGCTTGGTGTAAATGTCAATGAAATGTCCTGGCCTGTACCGTTATAAAATACCTGTTGTTGACCAGCATACTGTACTGGATCACCAATGGTCACAGTGTAAGGCCCAGTCCCTGTAAACTTCGTAAACAATCCTGCACTAGGTGTTAGGACTGATGCTGTTGTCGTTGTTGACGTAGACGATACTACGGTATTATAACGTGCCATATTTTTATCTCTCTTTAATATTAACTTGTACTTGTTTCAATACCATAAACGTTAACACTCACTGCGGTACCGTTCGATGATGCCATGATGTTCAAACCACTTTGAGCCACAACACCTGTACGTTCAAATACTCCGTTTGGTGCAATTGTAGTAAAATACTCAAGGTATTCACTTGTTGCCGGTGTAGTGGTGGTGGCTACTGCCAGTCTAACCTGTACCGATGCTGTTGGGCTTTGGTTCGTAAACGAAACGTTAAACACCGCATAATTTCCTGTTGTCACAGTGTATACTGGTGTACCGCTTGCTATTGCGATAGTACCTGTTGATAAAAACTGTGTTCCTAATCTTCCTGTTGCCATATTAAATCTCCATTATTTTTGTAAGAAGTATGCCATTGCTACTGGCGCACCGTCGATACCACCCACGAAATTCATCTTAGAAGTTACTAAAATTTGAGTTCCATAGAAGTTAGATATCGTATTATTCGCAAGATATACTTGTCCAGCTTGTAGTGTATTTACATTCAACGAGCTTGATCCACCGCCAATCTGTGCAGTAATATACGCTTTGATGGCCTTTTGTGTTGGCACAACGCTGTCGCTGTTGGCTGTAAAGTATGGATCTGTTGAAAAACTAGTAATAACCGCTGATCCAACACCCAATGTAACTGCTCCCAACTGCAAACTTTGTAGTCCAGCCAAGTTAAACGCATTAGCGTTCAATGTAGCAGTTCCAGTTGCCTGTTGAACTCCAAACAAGTTACCTACGTTGAAGTTACCGTCTTGGTCAGTACTTGTAAAGAACACACGACCGCCGCCTGAACTGTTAGTTTGATTGGCTTGGATTGCTTGGGTAGGATCCACGTAAGGATAGTTAGTAGCTGTGAAGTTACCAACACCAATGTATAAGAAATCGTGTCCTGTCAAACGCACTTGACTATATTTCAAACGAGTTGTAATTGCATCACCATGTGCTGGAGCTAGTGCTGTTGTTAATGCAGGATTAATTTGGAATGTTGCTTGATAATTACCAACTAATCCGCCTGTAATAGTTACACTGACCAATTTGTACCATTGACTTGTTCCACCAATGCTGGCAAATTGCACGTTGGCGCCAGCTGTTGGTACACTGTACAAATTGCTTACAGCAACGAAACTGCTGACTTGGTACAAATCACTGTATCCGTCACCGCTAGTTTGAGCAGTAGCAGTGGCATTGTTAGTACCGCGAGCAGGAATACTTGGATTACCTAGTGAGCCGTCGCCGCCGCGTAGACGAATTGTTGCTGTCTTGACTTTGTTAGGATCAGTTTGTGTTGCAATTGGGCCTGCACGATATGTACCGGTCACTGTTTGTGTTGACAATGTTACTGGAGTAGCTGAACCCGCTGTTGCACTTACTTTGAAACTTGTGTTTGTAACGATTGTAGAACCAATCACATAGTAAACTGTATTCAATGCTAGTCCGCCAGCAGTTACTCCAATGAATTCAACCGGTTGGCTATCAACTAAGTTTGTTGTATCGTCCACTGTAATTACATTGGTTGTAACTGTTGTTGCACTAACGTTACCTTTTGGATATCCGCTACCAGGTTCAACTAAACGTATTTCTGTTATAACACCCGAAGCCACTTTCATACGACCCAGTGCCTGGGCGCCAGTTCTGATACTTGCACCAACTGTTCCGCTAGTATTGCTCACAGCCGTCCAAACTGGGTTTTTATTTGGATTACCAAATACAAGTCCTTGCCAGTTGCTTGAACTTGGCATTGCTTGGACTGTCCAGTTGATACCATCCGGGCTTGTAGCACATGTTGTAGTACCTTGAGCTATGGCAAAGAATAAACCTTGTCCGTAACTGATTTTACTCCATGTGAAGCTTGAACTGAGAACACTTGTTGTAGTTCCTACAGAGCTTGGAGCCGCTGTCCATGTAGTGGCATTATCTACCGATACTGCAACATAACCTGTAATTGCTAGTGCAACGAATCTGTTGTTACCAAATGCCACGCTGGTCCAGGTTGTACTTGCCGGCAAGTTACCGCCTGGTGTCCATACTCCTGGATTGGCTTGTGCTGTAGATGTCTTGTTTCCGCCACCGCCGTTGATTGCTACAAAATAACCATTACCAAAAGTAATTGCATTATAGAAACCAGTTGACGTAGCTGTAATAGCACTTGAACGATCGATCCATGCACCGGTGCCTGTTGGGTCTGTGGCTGAAACAGCACTTGCAGTATTTGTAGTGCCGCCAACTGCGATATACACACCGTTACCATATGCAATAGATACCAAATCTGTTTTACCAGTAGCCGCGCCTGCCGCCCATGTAGTAGTCAATGCAGTTGGAGTAACTACTGAACTCACTGCGGCTCCGTTTGCAATTGCCACAAAACGTGAGTTGCTATCTAAGATAGTAACTGTAGGAACTGCTGTATAATTAACACCTGTGTTTACTAGTGTGATACTGCTTACACCTGCATTGGTTAAAACTGCTGTACCTGTTGCCAATGTACCAAAATATGTCAAACTTGCAGTACCGTTGGTTGTTGTTCCACTAGTATGTATAGGACCGCTTGAAGTAAATGTTCCGCTTACACCGCATAGATAGAAGTTGGTAGTACCTGCATTATTGTAAGAATAATATGTGCCTTGAGTGGCTGAACCACCTGAGCTCCATGCTGTTGCACTGATGCCGCCTGGATTGCTTACAGTAACAGTTGGAGTTGACAAATATGTTTTACCCCAAGAAGTCATTGTATAGCTAGAAACTCTGTCAACCGCCGCTGTTACTGTTGGTACTGTTAAGTATCCAGAACCTGGAATGTTGATTGTTACAGTGGCAATTGCACCATTTAATACTGTACAAATAGCCTGTGCGCCTGATCCGCTGGCACTGGTAAACACAATAGTTGGAGGAGTCGTATAACCTACACCGCCATTGTTAATGGTTACACTGGCAACTTGTTGGGCTGTGGGGCCAGTTCCCAAGTTAGCAGTTAATACTGCACCTGAACCGCCAAATCCGCCCACAACTGCCACGGCTACCGCGCCCTGGCCTCCGCCGTACACAATATCTTTCCATGTTTGACTGCTAGGTTGTGCGCCAGCCGCTGTCCATGTTATGCCAGTAGTACTGTAACTGGTTGCTGTTCCGCCACTTGAAACTGCAACAAAGTTACCAGCGCCATATGCGGCCGCTGTCCATGTTGCTGTGGCACTCAATGTTCTTGCAGTTGCAGTGTAGCCCGGACCTGTGTAACTAATACGTGGTTCAACAATGTAAGTTGTTGTCAAATCAGGAGTGTTGCTGACTGTTGTTCCTGGA